GCTGCCCGTCTAATCCGAGATGCAAAAACCCGAACCGCAGGTCACCAGTCGCGCGACGTCGGCGACGTGGGTCGCACCCGGCGCCGCTTGCGGTTGCCGTAGCGGGCACCGGCCTTGAAGTTGCATGCGGCGTGCTCGTGGCGGTGGTTGCTCGGTTCCCACATCAGCTCGGGTGCGATATCGACCTCGATGACGTGGCCGATCGTCCATGCCATGCCGGGCAGGATGAGCTGGCCGCAGCGCCAGCACGGCGCGGGCAGTTGCTCGGCCATGTCACGTCGCAGTGCGGTGACCCGGCGCCCGCCCCAGCCGCTCATGATGCTGGCCTCCCCGGACGTGCCGAAGCCCCCGGTCATCGACGGGGGACGATGCGGGGGCTTCGAGTGCAGGACACATGTGTATCCCGGTGAAACTTACACTAGATCGTCTGCTGACCCTTCGCAAGCACCTGGCCTGTTCGGCGTGTCGTAGACCGGCTGCATGTTGAGGGTGACCTCGATCATGCTCGGCTCGGGAGATCCACGGCGATCAGCAGCTTAGGCCATTCGATCTTGACGTCGCGGACGCTGTAGGTCTTGTCGCCGATGGTCAGGTTCATCGTCACTCACTCTCCCCGATCCGGGTCAGCACGTCCATCAGGTTGATCTGCTTGTCGCCGTAGACCTTGACGTGACCGCGGTGGCACCACACGTCCAGCGTGCCCGGCGCCACACCTGTCGCTTCTGCCGCCCATGCCCTGGCCACCGGGAACGACCGCGGCTTGACCACCCGCAGCATCCCGATCAGGCTGGCCGGGTCCATCGGCCAGGCGCCGTCGCACCAGCCGCAGACGACATGCGTGGGTTTGACCTGGGCGTCGGGGTCGAGTGCCAGCGGCCCGCGGTAGTCCAGGCGCAGCGGCCCGCCGCAGGTGTCACGGGTCGGGTGGGTGGCCGGACAGGTGCCGACGGCGGCGTCGGGCCAGTCCCGCAGCACGCCGCGCAACCCGCGGGCGCAGCCTTCGATGACCGCGGCGAACTCGTCGGCGCGCGGGTGCCGCACGATCCAGTCGAAGTGAATGTTGAGGATGCGGATCGAGTCGAACGCGTCGCGCATCGGTGGGTGCAGTTGCCGCTCCTCGATGACCCAGCGGGCCTCGGTGAGCAGGTCGGCATCGACGTTGGCGACGTTGTCCCGGTCGGGTTCGGGGTCGCGGTCGTCGTGCCAGTGCCAGTCCATGCGGAACCGGGAGCGGACGTCGGACATGGCGATGACGGTGAGGTTGGCCGGCGGCTTGCTGCCGGGCTTGCCGGGTGCGCGGCCGTTGCTGCCGGTGCGTCCGGGTGTCGGGTCGAGCTGGTGGCGTAGCCGTCCGACGGTGTCGAGGTCGCGGCGGATTCGGTTGGTGCAGCGGGTGCAGATGACGGGTGCGGGCAGCCCGTCGGCGCAGATCGGGCACAGGGCGTCGTCGGTCATCGGGTCACCACCGTCGCGGGTGCCTCCAGCACCTTGACGCGGGGCGGGGCGATGACGTCCCAGTCGGCGCTTACGACGACCGCGTCGTAGCCTTCCCGGCGCATCTTGCGTTTGACCTCCCGCGCCTCGTCGGCGGTGATGCCGCGGGGGTCGGTGTACCGAAGGATGACCTTTGGGCGGCCTGGGTCGGGGTGTCGGCGTAGTCGGCGTGGTCTCACCATTGCGGCTCCTGGTTCGGGTCGGGGCGTCGGACGATCGGCTCGGGGGCTTTCCAGGCGTCGGGCACCGGCTGGTCGCAGTCGTGGGCGGTGTGCAGGTGCCCGACGCCGGGGTCGCGGCCGATCAGGTAGTGCACCCGCTTCCAGACTTCGCGACCGGCGCGGCGGCTGTCGGTGATCTGCCAGGTGCGGCGACCGGCCAGCACCGCCAGGGCTTCACCGAGCAGGCTGAGCCGGGTGGGGTCGAGGGTGACGTCGACGGCCATGTCGTCGAGGACGTGGATGACCTGGCGCTGGCAGCGGTGGCAGCGCTTCACGATTGCCGCCGCTTGCGTTCGCAGCCGGTGCAGAGTTTGAATCCGGCGCTGCCGGTGTCCCCGCCGCAGTCCTCGCAGATTCCGGGGGTGTCCGTGGTCGGACATGTCGTGTCCCCCCCTATAGGGGTGGGGGACACAACGTGTCCCCGTGTCCCCGGCGTGTCCCCGGGGACACGGGGGACACCTATCCAGGGTGCTATTTCGTACCGATGATGCCTGCTGTTGAGTTCCTTCTTCACGACCTTTCCGGCACCCAGTAGACGCTCCACGGCGTCGTAATTCTCGCCTTTGTTGCCGCCCAGATTCTCGACGTCTCGGCGGGTCATCCCGTCCTCGCCGGCTTCCCTAAGACCCTCCAGAACGCGGCGCTCGGCGGCGTACTCCCGAGCCGCCCGGCGCATAGCCGACCGGCTGCCCTCGGACAGTGTCAGCAGCCCGCTGGCACCGTCGAAGCTGAGCGGCTGCTCGGCCTGCTCTACGTCGCGGCCGACAGCCTTGAAGAATCGCGGCTCGGCGATCCCGTACACGTCGTCGCCGTCCTCGTCGGTGGCCTTGTCCCGGTTGATCGTCCACACCGCGTCCGGCTCGTCGACCAGCCGCGACGCGCCACGCGAACGGGTGCCGTCCCACCCGGCGTGGTGGCAGATGAAGTCCTCGCGTACCCCGGCGTCGTACAGCATCTCCGACCACCAGGCGAAGAACCGGGCGATGTCGCTGTTCTCCTTCTCCTCAAGGCCGAGTGACCCCAGAAGCGGGGCCAGCGGGTCGAGGACGACCACCTCGGCGTTCAGGCCGCGCAGCCAGTCGGTGACCCGCTTACGGCCGGTTTCGCTGCCCAGCGTCAGCGCGGAGATCTGCCCGCGCAGGTTGGCCACGACGATGCGGTCGGCGTTGACGATCCCGGCCCGGCGCATCCAGCGCCGCATCTGGTTCTCGGAGACCTCCAGGTTGAGGTAGACGATGGTGCCGTCGGTGACCTGGGCGACGTCGTAGCAGCCGAGGAAGGTGCCGCCGTCGGCCAGCGCTTTGAGCAGGTTCATCACCATTGTGGTCTTGCCGGCCTTCGCCGCCGCCGCGAGCAGCACCCGGCCGTTGATCGGCCACAGCCGGTCGATGCGGTAGGCGACCGGCTCGTCGGGCTGGGCCAGGAACGCCGACAGGCTGTGCCCGCCCAGCGGCGGCGCCTGCCCCGCCCGCCACGACGCCACCAGCGCCCGTGCGTCCTCCATCAGCGCCAGCTCCCCAGCCTTGCGCGCTACGGCCAGTTTGCGGGCCTCGTCAGGCGCCGTCGTGGCGCCCTGGGGTGGTTGGGCCTGCCCGGCCTCGTCGCCCCTCTCGGTGGCTGCTGGGCCGTCCTGGGCGGTCTCTGCGAGGATCAGCCCGGCCAGGTAGTCGTCGGGGCAGCCGGCGCCCTGCTCGGGCTTGTCGGCCACGACCAGGGCGACCGCGCCGAGCACGTTGCGCAGCCATTCGGATTTGGCCTCGCCGTCGGAGGCACGGTCGGCGATCTCAGCCACGAACGAGGATTTCAGCCGTGCCAAGGTCGCCGCGGCGCCTGGACAGCCGCCGCGGGCCGCGGACAGCACACCGAGCACGGCATCGTTGTAGGCCTCGTGGCGGGACTTGCTGCGCATCGCCAGACCGGCCGCGGACATCATGTGCTGGCACGGGTCGCCGACGGGCAGTCCGGCGAAGAACTCCGCGACGCCAGCATCCCCGATGTCGGCCTTGGTCGCCGCAGCGGTGGTGCGCCGCAGCCGCTCCAGCCACTTGGCCGGTAGGGCGGGCAGTTCGCTGACCGGAGGTACCCCGGTTTCTCCGGTGTCCTCGTTGACCCACTCATACGTCATGCCTTCGGGGTGGACGCTGGGCCAGCACACGACGTAGCGGTGGCTGTACTGGATGATCTCGATTCCGGTCAGCCCGCCGATCAAGTCGGCGTCGTCGGGCACCCGGTACAACCGGATTCCGCTGATGCCGTCGCCGCGCGATGATGACAGCCAGGTGGGGGGCAGCGGCCCGCATTCGGCCACCAGCCCCGACAGGGTGGCCCCGCCGCCTTTGCCGGCGTAGTCGTCGACGTCGATGCCGACCACGCCGCGGGGCAGGTGCAGGGCGATGTTCTTCGGCCCGCCGTCGGCCCAGGCCGCACAGTCGGCATATGACGGCTCACGGTAGCTGCGGCCGGTGTAGCCGTCCGGTGGCTGCTTCTTCGCCCTGTACGGCAGCGGCAGCACGCCGCGCCAGCCCGCGGACCAGTAGGCGTCGTAGGCGTCGGCGTAGGGGTCGGTGGCGGTCATGGTCACAGTTCCGCTCCTGTGTGATGCGTGGTCACGTCCCCGGCTCGGTCGTGAGCCGCCGCCGCCTGCGCGGGGCCGGGGGTTGGGCGGTTAGAGCACGCCCTGGGCCTTGAGTGCCTCGATGGCCGCAACCTGCTCAGCGGTCAGTTCCGGCTTCACCTCGGCTGCCAGCGGTACAGTCGGGCCGGCAGGCTTCGCTGCTGCCGCCGCGCCCGCGCGGGTCACTTGCACGTCGAAGTGCTTCAGCGTCTTGCCGCCTGCGCGCTTCTCGATCTCGGTGAGCGTCACGGTGATGTGGTCACCGGCCTCGGGCCGCTGCTCGGCCAGCGCGGCGCGCAGCCGCACCTGCCCGGCGGTCAGCGCCTTCTCGTCGCCGTCGTCGGTTTCGATGATGAGCTTCGGTGCGACCTTGCCGTCGTCGAAGCGGTGCACCTGCACGGCGAGGATGTTGCCGGCCACGCTGTCGCCGACGGTCTCGAACTTCACGTAGTCCGAGGCAACGGCGATCTCAGGGTCGTCCCATACGGATGTCATGGGCGTGTCCTTTCGGGTTGGGTTGGGTTGGGTTCCTCCGGCTGCGTGCCGGTGGTCTGGAGTGCCTGCGCGCCGGGGCAGGCTTCGGCGGGGTCGCCGGGCCAGCCCGGCAGCCACCAGCCGCAAAACGTGCAGTCGTCGGTGGCGGGGATCAGCGGCAGCGCGGCCGTGCCGGCCGACGCGGCGGTGAGCAGGGCTTCGTAGCGGCGTAGCAGCGCCTCAGCTGCCGCCTGGTCGAAGGGCCGCACGTCGACCTCGATCTCGGACAGTTTCCCGTTGCGGGGGATGTACACGACGGCGCAGTGCTCGACGGTGTGCCCGGCCAGGATCAGCCCGAGGGCGTAGGGCAGCAGTTGGGTGTGGTGCTTGTCGCGGGTGGCGGCGCTGGGCCTGGTGGTGCCGCAGGACTTCCAGTCCACGACGGTGTGCGTGTCTTTGTCGTAGGCGTCGGCGTGGCCGGTGATGGTCACGTCATCGGTGACCGGCACCGACACCGGGATCTCGGTGAGCCAGCGGTCGGGGTGACGGTCGGCGGCGTCCTGCAATTGCCGGTGCAACCCGGTGCCGACGTAGGCGTACAGGTTGACGGTGTTCTGCGCCACCTTCGGCACGCCGAGGATCTGGTAGACGAGCCTGCGGTTGCACGGGCTGGACAGGTCCGACGGGCCGATGGCGGTCTGGCGTGACCGGGGCCGGTCGGCGTCGTGGGCGACGATCAGGTCGCGGACGAGGTCGGCGGTGATCATGCCGACTCCTCGGGTAAGTACTTGAAGCGGTCGACGAGCTCCGGCCGCGGGTGCTTCATCCCACAGACCCAGCCGTCCTGACGGACGTGCTGCACCCAAGCCTCGACGGCTTCGAGGGTCGAGTTGTGAAACAGCGTCGCCGAGCCGCACGAGCACTGCACCCACCAGCGGCGGTGCTCGCTCGCGACGAACTCCGGCAGTTCAGGCCGTGGCGATTTGCCGTCCATTCACCGTCCCGCCTTCGCCACGTACACCGCGCCGGGCTTCATGCAGGCATCCAGTAATGCCGGCGGAATCATCCGCTTGAGTGCGGCCTGGTCGACGGTGACCGTCTCGGCGGCTTTGATGAGGTCGGCGGGCAGCACGTCGCGGGCCAGCTCCAGGCTGAACGTCCGCTTCTGGGTCACCCGCAGCACTGGCCGGCCGTCGAGGTCGACGCTGCCGCCCACCTCGATCGCGTCGACCAACTGCGCGTCGACCGCGGCGATCGCCTCGGTGAGGCTGTCCTTCTGCTCGACCAGGGCCAACCTGCGCCGGGCCAGTACCTCGATGTTGTCGCTCATCTTCCTGTCTCCTCTCGTTGTGTCACGCCCATGCCCGCCACGCCCCCGTCGCGTCCGTGCCGCCGTGGTCGCCGACGTGGCCGCGGATCTTCTGGCAGGCCGCGCCGCTGCCGGGGTCGACGGCGGTGCAGCCGACGTCGGTGAGCAGCCGGTGGGTGTCGCAGGGCCACGGGTGGCCGTCGTGGACGCAGCGGCTGCCGGTCTCGTCGGGGCGGTGCAGCCTGCCGACGCCGGTGAGCCGCTGCTCGGCGTCGTGCAGCCGGGTGGCGAGGCTGCCGATGGTGACCTGCAGGCTCAGCGGCGCGGGTTGCTCGGCGTCGACGTCGTCGCGTTTGCGCTGCAGCCAGGCGGTGAAGGCGGTCACCATGACCTCACGTTCGCTAGCACGTCGGGCATATCTTGGTGTGTTCAGGAATCGGCATTGCACAAATCCCTCAACCACGCGGCGGCGGCGTTGGCGAGGTAGTTCCACATGGGGTCGCCCTCGCTGTCCGCGAGGCAGAACAGCAGCGTGCCGAGCCATGTATCGTGCGGCTTGCCTGACGATGTTTGCATCGAGCCTGGCGGGTCTGCTGTCGCCTGCCAGCCGTCGCCCACCTGTGCCTCCGCAACCGCGACGATGCGAGCGAGGCAATCCCTCGGATCATTCTCATCGTCGGCAATCTCTGCCAGATCAGACAGGACAGTCGGCAGCGGCGGTTGCTTGAACTCGTCCAACAGTGCAGAGCGGGCATCATCGACCAGTTCCCGCCACTTCGGCTTCGGCGGGTCGATGATGTCGCGGACCTTCTGCCGTGTCCAGTAGAACCCGTCCCACCAAGCGCCCTGCTTCAGTTCTTCGATGTTGCCGTCGATGTTGTCGAACAACTTTCGCAGCGCCTCGATCTTCTCCTCCGGTGTCACTTCGCACCTCCATCAGTCAGCGAGCGCAGCCACGCGGCAGAGCGATGGCCCACAACCGTCCAGTCGGGCGGCTCGTGGGATAGCGGGACCAGCAGCCATGGAATTCCCCAGTGGCCCACCGGCACCCGGTCAGGGTCGGCCTGCCAGCCGCTGCCTACCTGCGTCTCACAGACCGCGACGATGTGGGCCAAATGCCATTCTCGCGTCGCATCGTCGGCCTTTGGTGCTGACAGCGCCGACAGGTGCATCAGCACATCACCTAACGGGTCGGACGGAAAGGCCTTAACGCACCGATCTACAGATTCCCGCCACTTGGGCTTCGGCGGGTCGATGATGCGAAGCACCCTGTCAATGGCGACGAAATACCCGTAACTCCACGGGTCACAGAACGAAGGTGCGGACTGTTGCCGCTCAGCCAGCAGCCACTCCCGCAGCGCCTCGATCTTCTCCTCCGGGGTCATTCCGCACCTCCACATTCGTCGCACTGCTCTGGCACCCGTCCGCAGCCGCACGGGTGATGGTCGGGGTCGTCGCATTCGCAGTCGTCGTCGGCGCACTCGCCGTCGACGGTGTCGGGGTCGGTGCGCTGCCAGCGGCAGCCGCAGGCGTCGCGGTAGGTGGGGCTCATGCTGCCGCCCCTCGGCACATCGGGCAGAAATGCGCCGGCAGTGTCGCCACCGTCGTCCAGCCCTGCTCCCACACGTGACGCCACATGGCACCCTCGTCGGCGAACGCCGGGCTGGTGGTATCGCAAGCGTCGCACCGGAGCATGTAGAGCGCGGTCATGACGCGTCCAGTTGCTTGTGCTGGTCGCGGTGCCAGCGAGCGTGCTGCTCCACGTCGGACTTGACGACGTTCTCGTAGCGCCAGTCGCAGCGACGGCAGTGGATCGACCAGACGTAGCCGCTCACGCCGCACCGTCGCCGGTGGCCTCGTTGTACGCCTGCAGAACCGCCTTCGGGATCAGCCCGACCGGGGCCACCTCATGGCCGTTGTCGGCGGCCCAGGCGCGCACCGCCTTCGCGTCGTAGTCGACGGTCACCTTCGGCTTGGCCGGTGCGCCGCCGCGCAGTTGCTTCTGCACCAGCAGCACATCGGGCGGCAGCGGTTTCCGGGGTGTGGAGTAGGGGCGGGTCACAGCGACTCCCGCACGTAGGTGGCGTACTGGTCAGGGGTGAGCACGAACAGCCAGCGGCCTCCGACCATGCGCACAGCGGTCGCGCCGAACGTGGCCCCGGCGTTGGCCTGTTGGCGTTCGCTGGCCGGTGGCTTGAGGCGCAGCGCGGTCCACAGGTCATGGCGGTTGACGACCTGCACGACGGTGTCGGGGATGCCGTCGAGGTCGCCCTGGTCGTCCTTGCGTCCGGCGCCGAGTTTGCGGCGCACGGGCAGCCCGAGCAGGTCGGCCAGCAGCGCAGCGACCTCGCGCTCGGCGGCGTCGCCCTTGGCCTTCTGGGGGTTGGTCACCACAGCACCTCCTGCCCGTCGGGTACAACCACCGGCTGCGGTTTGGGTCGCTCGGCGGCCTTCGCCAGTTCGCCGGGGTCGGTGGTGCGCCATTCGGCCAGCCGGCAGTAGTCCGCGCTCAGGTCCACGCTGATGCCGTGCCGCCCTAGCGCTGTGGCGACGGTGGCGGTGGTGCCGGTGCCGCCGAACGGGTCGAGCACGACCGCGGGTGTGGTGTCGGCGGTGGGTTCGTCGCAGCCGCAGGTGTAGCCGGTAATAGTGACCCTCTTGCCGAGTCCGGCGCCGCCGTTGCCGTGCGCCATCAGTCCCGTATCGCCGCTGGTGGCCTTGGCTCCCATGCGTTGCCGTCGAGCCTCTGCATCTTGCTCGTAGGTGACCTCACCCACCGGTCGCCGTCCTTGCCCGCACGCCACGCAGATGCCGTCCGGTGACCATCCGCGGATGATGCGGCGCGGCCACTCCATCGGGAACGCGGCGAAGTGGTCGACGCCCAGGTGCTCGGGCACGATCAGCGGCTGCGTCGGGATCGTCCACACGCTGCCGGGGAGTCTTCCCATGGGGTGAAATGCCGTGGCGTCCCCAGGCTGTGCGGGCAGCCCCCGGTGAGTATTGACGAACCGCGCGGCCGCGTCTGCACGTCGGTCAGTGCGGGGCCCGCGCCGTGCCCCGTGCAGCCCGGACTCATGCGGCTCCCTGATCTCGTCGACCGCCGAGAAGTAGCGCGGCGACTTGGTGAAGTGGAACCACGTCTCGTGGCTGCGGCGCACCCGGTCGGTCACGGATTCGGGCAGCCCGTTGGGCTTGGACCAGATCACTTCGGCGCGCAGGATCAGCTCCAGCTCGTCGATGCAGCGGATCGCGTAGCGCCACGGAACACCGATCAGGGACTTGGGCAACGCCGCGCCCATCGCTGCGCGGCGCTCATCTGCGGAAGGCTGACGTGAGCGGTCGCCGTAGCCGCCTACATCAGACGTCTTACCGGCGGTGCCGTTGCCACCGCCGGCGTACTTGTCACCGAGGTTGACCCAGATGCTGCCCTCGGGCTTGAGCACCCGCACCATCTCGGCCGTGGCGGCGATCAGCGCGTCAATGAACTCGGCCGGCGTGGCCTCGTCACCGATCTGGCCGTCGTAGTGCTCACCGCCATCGGTGTAGGAGCGCAGCCCGAAGTACGGCGGGCTGGTGACGATCAGGTCGACACTGCCGTCCGCGATGGGCAGGTCAAGCGCGTTGGCCTGGATGATCTGCACGCTCACCGCCGCCCCCCGAAGATCGCGTCGAGCACCCACACGGCGATCAGCGTCAGCGCGGCGATCACCGCGAACGTGATCAGGCCGGTAGCGAACCGCTCCATGACCTCACCCACGGCGCACCGCCTCGACGGCGCGGCGGTGCTCGGTGAACATGGCGTACACGTCGCAGGCGTTGTTCCCGACCAGCACCGTCATGCAGCGGCAGATGCGCACGTGCCGGTCGCGGGCCAGCGCCGCGGATACCAGGATGGTCTCCACCGGGTGAAGCGCCCGCGGGGCGGCGTCGATCGTGATCAGTTCGTGGGTCATGCCAGCGCTCCGATCACCCAGCCGGTCGCCAGTCCCAGGCTGACCGCGCCGCCGAACGCGACGACGGTGTCACTGAGCAGGCCGGGCCGACGGCGATCCGTCACCCAGGCGACAAAGCCGGCCAGCCACAGCAGGGATAGGAAGGTCAGCGTGCTCACCGGATCACCTCCGCGTCAGGGCAGCAGCAGTGCCGCGAATGCGTCACCCCGCCCTGGAACCATTCGGCGTGGAACGTGTCGGCGTCGGCGACGGTGAACCGCCCGTCGGACAGTTGCACCACCCAGTCGCCGATGTCGGCGCTCATCTCGCCGCGCTTGCCGCGCCACCACACCGGCACGACGACGCTGGCCGCCCAGGTGTGCGCCCCGCCGCCGACCCATTCGGCGACCGCTTTCAGGTTGTCGGCGTCGACCCGCCACGCCTTGCACACCGTGTGGCGGCGGCTGTACTGCTGCGGCCACGGCTGCGGCTGCTCTATCGGTAACGCCATGTCGTCCTCCCGTTGTTCGTCTGGTCGTCGGTGTGGTCTGGTGGTGGCGCCGGGGCCACGGCAGGGACTGGGCAAGCCCGGCGCCACCGGGCGCTCACCCCGAAGGGGCGCCCTGGCCCGGCGCGTCTGGGGGGAGTGACGCGGCGGGGGTATCGGTGGACACGCCGCAGAAGCACGAGTGGCCGGTGCCGTGGTCAGGAATGGCGATGCAGCGGTGCAGGATGCCGTCGCCACTGCGCCAGGTGTAGCCGCACTCGTCGGCTTCGATCAGCAGCGGGCTCATGACACGCCTGTCGTGGCCGGGTTGAAGCCCTCAGGCCAGCGGGTGTACTGATCGGCGTCCGCCCCGCCGAGGTCCGCCCCGCCGAGGTTCGCCCTGCGGAGGTTCGCCCTGCCAAGGTCCGCCCTGCGGAGGTCCGCCCCGCCGAGGTCCGCCCCGCCGAGGTTCGCCCTGCGGAGGTTCGCCCTGCCAAGGTACGCCCCGCGGAGGTCCGCCCCGTAGAGGTCCGCCCCGTAGAGGTTCGCCCTGCTCAGCTTCCCTGCGCGGGCCATGCCGGGCAGGTCGACAACCTCCACCACTGCAGCCCGACGCACGCGCACCTTCGTCTCGTCGCCGCCCAGCACATCAGCAGCGGCATGAGCAGTGATCAGCACCGTGTGCGCCGGGATGCCACCGGAGCCCATGCCCTGCGCGGTGATCGCCGTGCAGATCCCGTCGCCCTCAGCAGAGGGGCAGGCATCGTGGTTGCTCTCGATGATCGGGCCGGGCGCCTCTGCCACGCCGCCGGGGAAAGGCCAGCGGAAACCGCGGCTGCTCGTGAAGTCGGGGTGCACCGAGCGTATCCCCCACGTGTCACACCCGTCGGGCAGGGTGCGGCCCTCGGTGAGGATGTCCAGCAGCGGGCGGTAGGTGGCGGTCATGCCGACCGCTCCAGTTCGTCGCCGAACCAGTTGCGAAGCGTCTGGTCGGTGACCTTGACGTCGGTGCGGCGCGCGATGCGGGCGGCGATGACATTCCACGAGGCGCCGTCCTCGCGCAGTTCGGCGACGTAGGCGGCGAGATCGCCACCGATGCGGTCCTCGATGAGTAGGCGTTTGGCTGACATGCCACAGACGCTAGTTCACGGTGTGTGAATCTGTTGGCATTTCCACAAAGTCACGGCGTGTTGCGCGTAGACCACCGCCGTGTACGCCGACTACTACCGCCCGGACGCGTTCGCGGCCGTTGCGTCGCTTCCTGAGCCACCGGCGCTACGAGCGGCGTAGCCTACGGGCGGCCTGATAACGCACGAAACCGCCCCCGCCTCCACGAAAGGAGACGGGGGCGGTTCGCTACCTGGGAGAAGGGTTGCCAGGCGGTTCTTACTTGCCGAGGATGGGCTTGTTCTGTCGGTGGCTCCAGCGGCGTTTGCGCTTCGGCCTCCAGGTGTGGTCGGGCAGGCTGGTGGCCAGACCGTTGCGGCCGTTGTCGTAGTCGGCGACTTGGGCTGCGGCTTCGGGGCTGAGGTTGCGGTGGCCGCGCAGCACGGCATGACAGTGGTCGTTGTTCGTACCCCAGACGGCACCTTCGCGGGCCCACGCGGCAAAGCCCGCCTTCCGCAGCCACTTGACTGTGGCGCGGCGTTGCTTGGCGTTGAGCCCGGCGAACATGACGTCGACCGTTCCGCCGCCGGAATGGGTGCCGGCCGACAGGCTGCCGTTGCTGTACGAGCCTTGACCGAGGCGCCACGGCGCCCGCTTCTTCGGCGCGACCTTGCGGTAGCGCTTCTCGGCCCACAGCAGCGCCGACTTGGTGCGCTCGTCGAGGGTGACGCCGCGGAACTGCACCCGCTTGTACGGGTCGGTCCTGGCCATCAGTAGTCCAGATCCGCCGGGTCGGGCTGCTCGGCCTCGGGCAGGAACGACGGCGACGCCGGATCCCCAACCGCGCTACCGGCGATGCTGGTCAGCACGGACACGAGCGCCGCGACCGCGGCGACCAGCAGCGCCTGACCCCAGGCCGCGCCGTCAGTGAGCACGAATCCAGCAGTGATCGCGGCGACCAGCGCCTGCGCGAACGTGCGCACCGCCCGCTCGGCGGCGTCGATCCAGAATGCGCGGCTTCTCATGGTGTGCCTCCTGATTGGTAGATGCGGTCGGCCAGGACGAGCAGCACGGCCAGCACGGCGGTGATCGCGGTGATCACCCCGACCCAGTTGACCCGCGGCGGTTCGTGGCGTTCGATCTCGTTGAGCTGCTGCTTGACGGTGGCCATCGACGTTTCGACGTCGCGGACGCGCCGGTCGAGGTCGGTCACGGTTGAGGTGAGCGCTGCGGTGGAGGTGATGATCGCATCGAGCTTGCCTTCCACGCGGGCCAGCGCGACCTGCCACGAGTCGGGCACCGGGTGCTCGCTTTCGTCGTCGTGCGGCATGGCGGTGCCGGTCATGGGCGGTTGTCCGTTCCCCTAGTGGGCGCTACTCAGGTCAGGTAGAACTGCAGGTCACCCTGCCCGGCGGTGATGCCGCTTGGGGCGCCCCACGACGTGCCGCCGTTGGTGGATTCCTCGGCGTAGCCGTCGTCGAAATGCCCGGCGGTGTAGCCGTTGGCGTAGCCCTCCTTGATCAGCCGCATCCAGTAGGTGGTGCCCGCCGCGCACGACAGGCGCAGGTTGTAGGTCTGCCCCGACTGCAGCGTCTGCGGGGTGGTGAACGTTGCCGACACCCACCTTCCGGCCTGCCCGTCGCTGCCCATGTGGTCGGGCAGCCCGTTGCCGGGGTCGCTGGTGTCCTCCTCTAGTTGGACCGACGCCGCGGCGATGGTCCCGGAGTCGATGAGCGACCCGCCGCTGTCCTCCAGCCGCACGGTCAGCGCGCCCGTCCCGCTGGTCCGCATCAGCCGCACCCACGCGGTGGTCACGGTGCGCTGCGCGCCGCTGACGGTGAACCGTTCGCGCACCATGCTGTTGCCGGAGATGACGCTGCCGGACGCCGACTGCATGTCGACGTAGCCCTGGCCCTGGTGGTGGCCGCCGTAGTAGGTGAGGTCGAAGGTGGGGGTGTACTGGCTGGCGATCTCCCAGCCGCCCGGTTTGCGGACCAGCACCCCGAGGTCGGCGTCGGCGTAGCGGGGCTGCCGGGGTCGCCCGGCCTGCGGGGCGAAGATGAGGATGTTGTTGACGCTGAAGTAGCGGGTGCTGGAGTTCGTCCCCTCCATGTTCTCGATCACGAGGTGGTAGATGTTCCCGGCGGTCAGGGTGGCGTTCTGGCCGTCGAACGCCCAGTTGTAGTGGCCGGTGGTCTGCCCGGTGTGGACGGTGTACTGGTCGAGGATGGTGCCGGACGGCAGCCCGGCGCCGTTGTCGGTCTGGATGGACACCCGGTGTTCCCCGGTCGTGGTGCCGGAGTAGGCGCCGCCCATCTTCAGCACCCAGCGGTGCCAGGTCGGGGTGCCGGTGGTGTCAGCGCGGAACATCTGGGACACGGCGGTCTGATCCACGCCTGTGATCAGGTTGGCGATGGTGTCGGTGCCGATGCCCGGCCCGTACGGCAGCGGGGTGGTCACCGGGGTGGTGCCCTCCAGCGCGGCGATGCGGTCCTCGGCGGCGGCGAGCCGGGCGGCGACGGTCGCGAATGCCGCCGACGGGTTGGTGCCCAGTTCGGCCTGCACCGCCTCGACCGCGTCGCCGAGGTCGTTGTGCATGGCGCGGTGGGTGCGCCCGCCGATCGAGTCGGACAGTTTCTTGTCGGCATCGATGGTGGGGAAGTTGTCGAGCGAGCCGGGGTACGAGGATGCCATGACGATGCCCTCCTAGGCGGCTTCGTAGGAGATAGAGACGATCAACTGCTGACCGGAGACCAGTTGGGTGGTGTACCACGCGCCGGGGGCGAACAGCCGGACGGTGGTGGTGGTGTCGATGACCGCCGCGCCGACCGCGCCGGTGGCCGGGATCACGAACGAGCCGAGCCCGGTGTTGCCCGAGTAGGCGGCGGTCGGCAGGGTCAGCGTCACCTGCCCCCCGGCAACGCCGTCTGACGTCAGTGTCACCGAGACGTAGGCATGGGTGCGCTTCCCGACCATGTGATACCTCGCGGCACCCGTCCAAGCGACTACTGCCGGGTCCCCGCCACCCCCGCCTCCCTGCTGAATGCTGCAGCTCCACGGCACATACCCGCCGCCAGCCGGGATCGTCACCAGATCGGAGAACGTCGACCCGTTGGAGACCTGCGGCCTGTTCGTCGTCGTGTTGTACACGACCAGCCCGGCCGGTTTCTGCGCCACCGTCAGCGCGGCGATCTGCGCCGACGTGAGCCGCCGGATGATGCTGCCGCCCTCCAGCGCCGAGACCACCTTGCCGATGTCCTCGGGCACGTTGTTCGGCTCGGCCGAATCCGGCACCTCGATGCCGTGCACCGTCGAGTTGGTGTAGCCCACTTCAAACCTCCTGCGAGAGCGTGCCGTACGTCTTGTTCGTGGCCGCCATCACGGCGTAGGTGGCGTAGTCGGCGGCCAGGTTGGCGTACGACTGCCCGGCCGCGTTGACGACGATCGTGGCGGCCATCCACGCCGGGATCTCCGCCTTGATCGCCGCGGTGGTGGCGGCCGGGTCGGGGGTCTGGCTGGCGTAGGTGGTGACCGAGATCGCGTCCGGGTTGCCGCCGTAGTTAGTGACGATCTCCACCGACTTCGCGCCGGTCAGCGTCTCCCCCACCCGTTTGCGGATCGCCGTCAATGTGCCCCGGAACCGCCAGTCCTGGTCGGCGACCACGGCGCGGCGCCGATCCGCGGGCACCGTCGACACGTCGATCCCGGCGATCGCGGCCAGCCACGGCAGCCGCGTGAACGGTGTCGCGTCGACCCCGGCGGTCACCGCCGGGTCGGTCAGCACCTCGGCGGTGACTGCCGTCGGCGCCCCGACCGCCGACAGGTAGTCCCGCAGGGTGCCGTCGTCGGCCTCGCGCACGTAGCGCGGCAGGTAGGGCCAGCCCAGCGGACTGAGCACCGGCGCGTAGGCGTCGTCGCCGGGGACGTCCACGCCGGGAAGTCCGCCGCCGGGCGGCGGGTCGGGCTCGTCGTACAGGTAGTCGGTGTCGTACAGGAAGCCGTCGTCGTAGACCGCCATCAGGTCACGCTCACCGTCACCGTGCCCGGTTTGGCGACCGCGTTCGCCGCGATCGTGGTGTCACCGGACGGCGCCGACATGGCCACGATGTAGTCGACCTGCGGGATGTCGATGATCGCGGCCTGCAACTGGTTGCGGATCACGTCGTCGCCGATCGGCCACGTCTCCGCGGCCAGGAACGTCGCCACGGCCTGGCCGGTGGCGGCCTGCACCTCCGAGGCGGTGTAGCCCGGTGCGGCCTTCACGGTGGTCGTCACGTTGACGGTGGTGGTGGCCGCGTCCACCACATGCACGGTCGCCCCCGCGTACGTGATGGCCTGCATCGCCGCGGCCAGATCCGCCTTGTCCGCCGCCGACAGGGTCGCGCCGCGCCCGTACACCACCACGGCGACGTGTCCGGCGTTGGTGCCGATCGTTCCGGTCGACGCCCCGTCCCACGCCGGGATGCACAGGGCGTTGACCGCCCTGCCGTCCTCCAGGACGTAGGCGCTGAAATGCTGGGGCACCACCAGCGAGTTGGTGACCCTGGCCAGCCGGTTACGTGCCCGCGCGGTGTACGCGGCGTTGTCCTCCGGGTCGGCCCCGCCGCCGAACGCGGCGGTGACCGCCACCGACAGGATGTTGGGGATGACGTCGAGCACGTCGACGGCCGCGCCCGGACCCACCCCGTTGACCAGGGTGGTCGCCTCGGTGGTCGCCACGTCCAGCACCTTGCTGCTGGCGGCGGACACCGACGCGTCGGCGGTGGTCTGCACCTCGATGCCGTAGTCGGACAGGCTGAAGCCGGTGCCGGCGGGGATGACGGTGGTGACGGTGGTGTCGAACGTGACCGTGATCTGCCCGGCCGCCGGGGTGCCGGGGCGGCGCGGCACCTGGTAGAACGTGGCGAGGATGTCCTCCTCGACCGCGGCGATGGTCGCGTTGGCGCCGTTGACCAGTTCGGCGACGGCCAGCGCGACCGCCTCGATGAAGATCACCTCGGGGCTGGCGTTGCGCGGTATCCACGACGGCTGCAGCGACTGCAGCGCCGCGATGGACTGCAGCGCCAGGTCGTTGGGGTAGCGGGTGTCCAGCGGTGCGCCGATCGCGGACAGGTCGAACGCCATCAGTTGGCCTCCTCGTTCCACTGCACGGACACGTCGACCCGCTGCCGGCCGGTGCCATCGCTGCCGACCCGCACGTCGGTGACGGTCAGGTCCGGCTCGCACAGGTCGACCGCGGCCACGACCTCGGTGGGTGACGTCCCCACCGCGACCGGGTCGAAGATCCCGAAGTCGGGGGCCAGGGCACGCTCATTCACGGCGGTGGACACGATCGCCACGGCCAGTTGCTGGGCCTGCGCGACGCTGCCCTGCTCGACGGTGGCGACCGCCCCGGCCGCCATGCGCAGCGGGTGTGCGAAGACTCTCACACGATCACTCCGATCACGACGAGATCCGGTCGGGACGGCCCGCCGACGTCGGCGACCAGCACCGGGTCACCCACGTCGGGGGCGGCACCCACGTACTGGCACGGCCCGACGACGCCGTAGTCGGCGGTGAGCACCCACACCCCGGCGGTGGACACGGCGGTGACTTCGGCGCGCAGCACGGCTAGCCGCCCGTCCAGAAACTCGGGGTCATGGCGCCCTTGTAGTCGCCGGTGAACCCGGCGATGGATGTGACGAACACCTTGCCGCCCGATGCGTTGACCATCCGGCCGCCGCCGATGCTGATACCGATGTGGCCTGCACCCTGCCCGGCGCCGGTCCCCCAGCACACCAGCGCACCGATCGGGGGGCTGGTGTTGCCGGGGTCTTTCACCGCCGTGGCGGGGGCGTTGTCCCACACCAGATGCGCCTGCCCGCCGCCCAGGTTGTTCTTACCGAACGCCTGCGACACGAAGTTCAGGCAGGCGCGATCCGGCCAACCCTGATCCTTGCGCTGCAGCGCCCACGCGACGGCCTGCCGCGGGCTGCGCCCGCAGCGCGGCCACACCTTGTCCGCGCCGACGATCCACTTGCCGTCCAGCGCGGACAGGTCGCCGCCGCCGGCCTGCTGGCTGGCCTTCTTCGGGCCGGACTTCAGCGGCCGGGACAGTGACAGGTCGGCGGTCGGTGACCCGTCGCCGTAGGAGACGTCCCCGACCAGCCAGACGCCGTTGTCAGCCGGGTCGGCGTGCGAGATGGTGACACGGTGCCACGGCCGCACCCTGCGGCCCAGTTCGGCGTCCACGGTCAGGCTCGCCTCGGCGGCCTGCTGGCGGTCGTCGAGGCTGGAGCGGCTGGAGAACTTCGCCGTCTGCAGTGCGCCCGCGGCCAGGGTCTGCGTGCTGGCGGTGCTGCCGTCGGCGGTGGCCGTCCACATCGGTAGCCCGGTGCCGCCCTGGAACGCCCACCACGGGGTGCCCACCCAGAACGTGTTGGAGTGCTCGACCCACTCCACGCCGGTGTCGCTGGCGATGTTGGCGATGACGTCGAGCATCGACTCGCCGCGTTTCTGCACGATCCGCATCGACCCGGCGCCGCGTTCCACCACGGCGGTGCCGCCCGCCTTCTTCACCGCACGGGTGATGAATCCCTGCGGGGTGTCCCGCTGCGCGTGGCCGCCGCCGGTCATGTTGCGCAGCCGCCGCGCCAGCCGCGACCGGGCGGCGAACGTCAGCCAGATGTCGTCGCCGCGGTAGTCCCGCTCGACGGCGGCGATCTGGTAGACGTGCCCGTCCACGGTCAGGGTGACGCCCTCGCGCAGCAGCCCGCGCTTGGCCATCATGCGGCCCAGATCCACGGCGGGGAACGTGAATTCGGCGACCGCGCCGACTCGGAAGTCGAACGACAATGCGCCGATCGTGTCGGAGATGTCGGCCAGCCACAGGTCGTTGGACAGCCGCACCCCGTCGGCCAGTGTGGTCGCCATGCCGCTGGCGGTGCCGGAAGCGTGCCCGGTGATGGTCATGTCAGCCCCGCCGCGCCATGTTGCGGCCCCGGCCGCTGACCCGCTTGACCGGCCCGACCTTCACTTCGGCGTCCGAGGCGGCCTTCAGGGTGAGGGTCACGTCGACCACCGACGGGGAACCGTCGGCCGCCGACTCGATGACGGTGATCTGCGGCGGGTCCAGCCGGAACAGCCCGAGCGTCTGCTCGCCGAGCACCAGCGTGGACGGTTTGCGGGCCCGCGCCAACAGACGCAACTGCTCCAGATAGCCGGCGACGCTGACCGTGTGGTCGTCGTTGCGCAGCGTGAACCCCAGGCTGTACTCGGCGGCGGTGCGCGTCGACGGGACGGCCAGCGACTCCCGGCCGGGCCGTTCCAGCTCCTCGACGTTCCAGGCGCCCATCGTGTGGGTGATGTCGGTGGGCCACCACGGCAGCACCAGCTCCACCGCCGGGTTGGTGCAGCGCAGCACGGCCCCGGCCATCAGCGGCGCTCCCTGCGGATGCGTTCCTCGCGGCGCATCAGCGCCGACAGTTCACGTTGGGCGTCGAAGCGGTCCTTGACCACCATCGTGCCGATGTGGACGCCGCCGGACACCGGCACCGGCGTGGCGGCCGCGGGGGTGGTGACGGTGACCGCCGGTGCGATCAGGTGGTTGGGGATGACGGTGCCGGACTGCCGGAAGTCGATGATCTCCGGGCCATCGGCGCCGATAATCCGCATCGGCCCGGCCAGCGGTTTGAACAGCTCGGGGCCGAGCTCGCCCACCCATGAGCGTGTCCCGGCCGACACCGGCCCGCCCATCCAGTTGTTGTCGACGGGGGCGCCAACACCGCCGGTGACCACGTTGACGAGCCCGCCAGCGGTGAACTCCAAGATATCTTTGACGGCCTTCGGCGCTTTGATGCCCCGCAGCGCATCGGCCAGCATCCGCGACTGCTTCGCGGCGGTGTGGGCCTTGGTGGACAGCCCGTCGAACCATTTGGACGCCTTGTTCGCCTGCTCCGACGCCTTGCCGAACCCGTTGGCCAGGTCGTCGACCGCCTTGACGGTGTTGTCGGAGACCAGGCCGACCGCGTTGAGCACTTTCAGCGTGGTCGCCATCGCGCCGATCATCTCGCCGAACACCCGCAGGAAGATCGACTCCATCTTGAGGTAGAAGCTGATCAGCTTGAGCACCGCGGACATGATCGACTGCAGCACCGACACGATCTCGCGCTTGTGCTGCTTGATCCACTTGGTGGCCTGCTTGAGCAGCCCGGCCAGGTCGAACCCGCTGCCGGTGGCCATCAGCGCGTCGCCGATGGCCTCCTTCAGGTTCCCCCACGCCACCTGCGTCTTGGCGATCTGGTCGGCCTGCGCCTTCGCGCTGCCGCCGACCTGCCGTTTCAGTTCGGCCAGGATGATCTTCTGTGCCCCGGCCTGATCGCCCACCGCCATCATCGCCTTGACCTGTTCCTGCTGCCGCGCGGTGAACTGCACCCCGATGCGGGTCAGCGCCGACAGCCCCTTGGCCGGGTCGTTGAGCGCCTTGCCGACCATCACCGCGCTGGACTGCAGATCCTTGCCGAACGCCACGCTGACGTCCAGGGCCAGCCGGTTGGCCTTCTCGAACGTCTTGCCGGTGACGTTGCCGAAGGTGAACAGCACGTTGGTCATCTCGCGGATGTTGTCCCCGTCGATGCCCGACATCTGCTCAAGCTGGTCGATCATCTTGTTGACGCGGGCGGGGGCCTCGGTGCGACCCATCGAGCGCATCACCGCGGCGGTCTGCGCCATCGCCTTGCGGGCGGTGCGCGCCTCGTTGACCGAGTCGGCCAGGAAGTTGAACGCCCCCGACAGCCCTGCGATGCCGGCGGTGATCGCGGCGTACACGCCCATCGCCTTGCCCCACCCGATCGCCAGTTTCTGGCTCGCGGTGTGGGTCTTGCCCATCGACCGGCTGACACCGTCGAACGAGCGGTCCATCCGCTTCGCGCCGTCGGTGCCCTCGGACGTCAACTGCTTGATCTCGGACTTGGTCTTGGCCGCGGCGCGGCCCAGTTCGAGCTGCTTCTGCCGGTTCTTCTCCAGCGCCAGCCGGGTCTGCTCGTACTCCCGCTGCAGACCCTGCTCACCGGCGTCCATGCGGCGGTGCAGCTCGGACGACGTGGTCGCGAGCCGCGACATCTCGGCCTTGACCTGCTTCAGCTCAGTGCTGATGTTGTTCTTCGCTTCGAGCACGATCTGGAGACGGTCAGCGGCCACGGTCACGTCTCCTTCGGTTGCGTCATGCGGTCGGCGTGCTCCATCAGTGCGAGCAGCACGGGCAGTTCACGGCTGGGACGGTCGAGGAACTCCAGCGGGGAGCACTGGAACGTCAAACCGAACCGGGCGGCCGCCGCGACCACCCGGTCGGTGTCCAGCCCTAGGTAGGGTCGTCGTCGGCCTTGAACGCGAACTCGTCGGCCAATTGGCCGGCCAGGGTGCCGATCACCCCGTCGGACACCAGCAGCGCCACCACCGCGTCGGACGCGGTGGCCGCGTCCAGGGCGTCCTGCAGCCGCTGGCTCTTGAAGTTGACCCGTTCGCCGCCCAGTTCCAGCGGCGACCCGGCGGACTCGATCCAGTCGCAGTACGTGGCGACCACCGCCCGGCTGAAGTACACGTCGGCGGCGTCCTTGTGCTGGGCCTTCGCCGCGCGCATCTGGCGTTGCAGCGCCGTGCCGTCGGTCGGCGCGGTGCAGTGCAGAACCAGCGTGCGGCCGGGCACATCCAGTGCGACATGCCGGGCGCGCAGCTCCTCGGCCTCGGCCAGCAGCCCGGCCAGGATCGTGTCGTCCTCACCCATGATGGTGCTCCTCTCGGTGGTGGGTGTGGTGGGTGGTGTCAGCCGCCGACCATCCACTCCACGACGAGCTTCGCACCGTCCTCGGCGTTGGCGTCGGCGTCCGGCGGGGTGAACTTCGCCACCGAACAGTCCTGGTAGGTCAGCGCCGGGCCGACCGGCACCTGGGCGGCGTCGACGAACTGCCGGGTGATCGTCGCCCCGTCGAACGTGTCCCCGGCGTGCAGCTTGGCGAGCACGTCGGCGTGGGCCACCGGGTCGATGAACGCCTCGGTGGTGACGTTGTCGACCTCGGAGTCCCCGGACAGCACGATCTTCGGCCCGCCGGCGGTGGCGCGCACCTTGGTCGTGTTGTTGGTGCGGTCGCCGCCGCTGATCTTGTCCCACTCGATCTGCGTGAGCCGCGGGTGCGAGACGGTGACCCGCACGCGGTTCTGGGTGGACAGTGCCATTTCAACTCCTTCAGATGGTCTGGTCTGCGGATGCGGGGATGATCGTGAAGTCGACGAAGTCGACGGACTCGCGGAAGCGCAGCGACACGGTGGCGCTGATCCGGTTGTCGGCGATGTTGGCGCCGTTGGTGACCGACACCTTGTAGCCGGGGTCGAGGTCGCCGTTGTCGGTCAGCCACGGCCGGAAGCGGTTGCACACCCCGGACAGTGCGGCGGCCGCGGCCGACAGTTCCAGCGGCGACGCCGGGCGGCCCACCCACGGGTCGAGCACCCGCGCGCCCTCGTCGATGACGGCGTCGACCATGTCACGGAACTGCGCCCCGGTCAGCCGGGAGTTGTTGTTCACCCCAGCGGCGGTCGCCCACACGTCGATGCCCACCCCGTTGGCCAGGCTGCGTGCGGTGATCACCCCGGCGGTGTTCAGCGAGGTGTGGGTGGCGTCGTCGACGTCGGCCAGCGGGGTGAACCCGGTCACCAGCCGGTGCGCGGCGCGCAGCAGCGCCGACGTGCCCTCGCCGTAGACCCGCTGCGCCTTTGCGCGCACCGTCGCGGCGTAGGTCACGCCGTCGATGACTTTCAGCCCGCCGGTGCCGTCGGGGACGTAACCCCAGAAGCCGACGTAACTGGCGGCCTGCTTGTCGGCCGCGGCGATGTTGCCCTGCGCGGTGATCGTGGTGGCTGCGGCCTGCCCCTGCGGGACCGACAGCAGCGCCAGGCGCCGCATCGCGGTGGCGTGGGCGGCCAGCGCCGCGTTCGACGCGGTGACCCCCGGCGTGGCCACGGCCCCCGGCCCGAAGCCGGCGCTGATCTTGGCGAGCACGGTTGACCACGACACGTTGCCGTAGTCGTCGGCGCCGGACGCCAACGCGGTCGGCCCGAAGTTGCCGGACGGCAACGCGGACACGGTGACCGTGACGTCGGGATCCTGCGACGCGGCGGCCTGCAGCGCGGCGGCGGTGGCGCCGGTGTAGGTGACCGTGCCGGACGGCTTGACCAGCGTCAGCGTCGTGGTCGCCGTCGTGTACGTGGCCGTGATCGCGTCGTAGTAGGCGCCGGGGTGCCGGGACGTGACCGTGATCTTGGAGTCCAGGGTGACCGTCGACAGCACCGCCGACGGTCCGGACGCGCGCTGCACGACCAGCTCCCCGCCGTTGTCGGCGAAGAAGAACTCGGCGGCGTCGTACATGTTGGCCCCGCCGGTGCGCGCACCGAACTTGGCCGCATACTCCGCCATGTTGGTGACCACTACCGGGCCGGACACCGGCCCGAACTGGGTCTGCCCCGCGATGATGTAGCGGGCCACCCGTGGGCCACCCGTGGGCGACCCACCGGCCGCGGTGCCGGTGGTGACGGTGATGCGCTCAGCCATTGCTGCTCTCCTTCTTGCCGGTCTGCTTGGTCACCGGCTCAGGCACCGGCTCAGGTTCGGGCGTGCCGGGCACGCTGACGATCACGCGGGACACGCGCGGCTCCTTGGGGTTGCGATGGGTGGTGCGGGTTGGTTCTAGGCGATGACGTCGTCGGCGTCGTAGCCGTCCACGGCCAGGTCGGCGGCGTCGATGTCCTCGGGTGGGTGCATCTCGCGCAGCGTCTCCACCAGGCGCACCGTGAACTTCAGCGTGCCCGCGGCCAGCGGAACCCCGGCCAGGGTCTGCACGGCCGCGCCGGTGTCCTCCGGCATCTGGCCAGGCTGCAGGTCGATCTCGTCGGGCAGGTTCGACATGTCGAGCACCGCCTCGCGCACCGCCAGCATCAGCCGGTCGCGGTCGGTGGACGCCCCCTCGAACGTGCCGTGCACCCGGTGGTCGCAGGCCACGATGATCTCGACGTCGTAGGCGTACCACCACGTTCTGGACGCCACCCATTTGACGGCCTGCGCGCTGGTCGACTTGACCAGCACGGCCGGGAAGTCGGTGACGCCCTCCAGCGCGTCGGCCAGCAGGAACGCGACGTCGGTGGACGGGCTGGTCAGCTCGTTGTCGGTCAGGTGTGCCTGCAGCCGCGGCGGCACCTCCGCCTCCAGGTAGGTGCGGATCGCCTCGCGGACGAACTCGTGGCCCCGCATCAGTCATGCACCGCCTTGTGCAGGTGTTTGGCGACCAGCGCCACCCAGGCGCGGCGCTCGGCGGCGCGCAGCGGCGGCACCGGCAGCCGTTTCGGCATCCGCGCCGTGCCGTAGGCGTGGAACACCGCGATGTTGTAGACCCGGCGGTCAGAGCGCGGCGCGCCGTAGGACGCGGCCTGCTCGACGTGCCAGATGGGGTGCGACAGGGTCAGCCCCCGGCGCATCACGCCGGTGTCGACCAGCGGCGACTGGTTGGACCGCATCGTGACGACCGCTTCGGGTGCCCACCGGCCCAGCCCGTTGGACGCGAACACCTGATCCTGACGGTCCTCCCACAGCCGACCGATCTGCGGCCACACCGGGGTCAGATCCTCCGCAGCGTGCCCGACCTTGTCCAGCCGGGCCTCGACGTCGCCCAGGCCGCGCAGCAGGTCGGAGGTGCGCACGGCGGCCATCAGGCGAACCCCGGTGCGTAGCGCAACTGCACCCCGACCAGGGTGCGGCGGTCGGCCTCACCCATGATCCGCGACAGCATCTGCTGCGACGCGGTGAAACTCAGCCCCTCCGGGCCGGAGTAGCTGGCGCGGTCCTGCGGGTTGGTGAACCACTGCGCGGCGATCCGCACCGCGATGCCCCGGCAGATCGTGACATCGACCGCCGACACCCGTGTGACCGTCCCGGCCGCGTCGGTGAACGTGGCGGTGGCCGGGTCGAAGCCGAGCACGTCGGCGACCAGCGCGGTCGCGTAGTCGCAGGCGGCGTCGGCGGCCGGCTGGTCCTTGGCGGCCACGGCCCGCTGCAGGTGTGCCTCCAGATGGGTGCGGGCCAGCAGGGGCGCCCCGGACAGCACCGTGAAGTCCTGCGCGAACGCCCCGGCGTTGGCGCCGGTCGCCAGCCACCGCACGCCGAACCGGCCAGTGGCCGCCGGGGTGTAGGTGGCGGTGTAGGCGCCGGTGGCCGGGTTGGACACCGTCGGGGAAGACGTGGTGCCGTCCGGTGCGGTGACGGTGCAGGTGATCGCCCCGGCGTTGGCCGGCGCACCGGCCGCGTCGCGCACCTCGCAGGTGAGGGTGACGACGTCGCCCAGGTCGTAGGTGGACATCCGTCAACCTCCGGTGATCGTCGTCGTGGATGTGTGCCCGGTCAGGTGCCCACCGGACGCTGCGCCGACCAGTTCGCCGGTGCCGCGGTGGGTGCCGGTCAGCCGGATGCCACCGGACGCTGCGCCGACCATGCCGTGCGCCGGGCGGTCGGTGCCGGTGAGACGCCCGGCGGTGGTGACGGAGACGTCCGGGTCGGGTATCGTCACCGCGACCTGCACCGATACCGGACTGGTCGCGCTGGATATCGACGCGGATGCTGGCGGAACTGTCACGGCGGCGGCCACCGTGGTGGGGAACGTCCCGGCGCCTGCCGCCACCGTCCCCGCAGGGATCGTGGCGGCGGTCTGCACCGCCAGGCAGGAGACGGCCGCGGCGACCGCCACCTGTACCGTCGCCGCCCCGACAGCCGCGGCCGCGGTGACGGTGGACGGCTCGACCGTGGACGACTTTGTCCCGGCCAGGACCGGAACCCACGCCTTGCCGCGCAGGGTGATCGGGCTGACCGCCGCGCCCGGCATCGCGTACCTGCTCCCCTAGTTGTCGGAGTCGGCGGCGTCGATCGCCGCTGCATCCGCCTCGAACTGGGCGAGGCGGGTGGCGTAGGCGGCGCGCTTCCTGTCGTTCACGATCTGCGCGCGGGTGGTCTCCTTCACCCAGTCCTTCCAGGCCGCCTGCGATCCCCACTGGGCGGTGATCTTCGCCAGCAGGCCGTCCGAGACGGTGATCAAGACGCTAGCCATCAGAAACCCCCACGAGATCGTTGAGTTGGGCCAACGCCTTCGCCGCCAACGGGGCCACCTGCTCGAAGTCGGGTGCCCCGACGCGCAGCGTCGAGCCAGCGAGAAGGTCGCGCAGGAACACGGCCACGTCGAGGGTGAGTGCGGAGTCGTCCACGTCGGTCCTTTCGGTCAGCGGTAGGCGACGGACATCGTCCGCATGCCGATCATCTTCGTGAAGTCGGGCTGCTTGACGGTCCACGACGGGAACCATGTGGCGTAGCGGTATGTGGTGTCGGCTGCGGTGGCGGTGTGCCCGGTGTCGATCCGGGTCGCTTTCACCCCGGTCGGCGTGACCTGCAGCGACAGGCTGTAGTCAGTCTGCACGGACAGCGCACCCGTCGACGTCGTCGCCAGCAGCGACGCCCCGCCCGAGGTGGAGTACCGGAACAGCTGCAGCGTGCCGTTCATCCGCAGCAGGGCGTGGTATCCGTCGGTCAGTTTGTAGCCGGTGTCGCGCGGCCCGCCGAGGAAGATGCCGCCCCAGTGTGTGTTGCCGTCGGACACTGTCGCGCTGGTGCAGGTGAACGTCGCGTACACGGTGAACGTCCCGTTGGGAATCGGTCCCAACGCTCCGATCAGCGACGAATACTCGCTGCTGGAATGCTCGACGAAGTGAAGCATCCCGGCATCGACGACCTGCGTCCCGACGACGGCGAAGGTCGAGGGTGCGAAGATGCCTTTCGCGAAACTCACCGACTGCATGCCGGGGGTGGTGTTGCAGTGGACCGGATAGTCCGACATGAGCATGTCGGACCCGGCGGTGCGGGCAGCGTAGGCGTGGGACTCCCGCGTGTGCGTCCATGTCGCCACCTTCAAACCGGCGGCCTTCGCCGCCTGCACCCTGGCGATCTCCCCTCCGGTGCCGGTGCCGGTGAAGGCGTAGCCGATCCACGGCACGCCAGCCGCGATCACGGTGGCGGGGTCGGTGTCGGCGGATGTCAGATACATGGTGTCGAAGCCCTGCGCCGCCCACGCCTGGCACTCTGCGAGCGACCAGCGCTGCACGATGATCGTGTCCGTCAGTCCCGCCTTGCGCCACAGCGGCCCCTGCACCGCCGGGTCGTTGGTGGACTTCGGCTCGATCACCAGAATGGCGCGGCCACGGTAGCGGGCGGTCACCTCGTCCAGGGTGGCGATCCGCTGCGGCGAGTAGCCGGCCCCCCACACCGGCCCGGTGTCCACCCGGAACTGTGACACCTCCGCGCCGGTCATGGCGGACACCGTCCCGGTGCCGTTGGTGGTCCGGTCGATGGTGGCGTCGTGCATGAGGAATCGGTCCCCATCCGAGCTGACCTCGTAGTCACACTCCAGCACCCGGACCCCGCCGGCCAGCGACATGTCGGCGCTGGCGATGGTCTCCTCGCCGTAGTTGCCGCAGCCGAGGCGGTGCCCGGCCGCCTGCGGCCAGGTGATCGTGGACAGGAAAACCGGGTCGGCCACAGCGATCTGGTTCGGCGTCCACGAGCGGACGCCCGCCGCCGCCGCCGCGTCGTACCCGATCATCGTGCCGCTGGCCCCGGACGGGAGCCGCACGAGCGTGTCGTTCTTCAGCCCGACGAGCAGGTCGCCCTTCGCGTCGATGTTGGACAGCCCGGACACGGTCAGGGTGCCAGGGACGATGACCGTGTGACTGGCGGTGCCGAGCACGAACTGGTTGTTGGCGGTGGCCTGCGCCGCGGCGCCCGACGAGTCGGTGCCGATCACCACGACACCCGACAGGGTTTCCGTGGTGCCGGCGTACCCGGCCCCGAACCCCAATGCCAGGTTGTAGTACCCGGTGGTGAACGCCCCCCCCGCACCCGCCCCGAACGCGGACTGCCCGCCGCCACTGGTCAGCGAGCAATGCGCACCGTTGCCGAAGGCATTGTTTGCACTTCCGCTGGTCAACGACGTCTGAACGGACGTGCCGAACGCATTGTTCCCGGTGCCGCTGAGCAGGGTGGCCTGCGTGCCGCCACCCAGGGCGGTGTTGTAGCTGCCAGTGGTGACCGCGTTCTGCGACCCAGCCCCGACGACGGTGTTGTACGCCCCCGACGTCAGATGCATCTGAGTGTCCGCGCCGAACTTTAAGTTGCCGTTGGCGCCGGCGCCCGCCTCCTGCTTGCCGGCGTTCAGCGCGTTCAGGCCCGCCACGATCGCGTTGTGGTCCGACACGTGGCCGCTGTCGCCCACAGATGCCGTGTCCGGAAGCGCCGGGTCGAACGTCACCATGCCGACCCCCTACTCGTAGTCGTCGTCGTAGCGGTCGGCGTAACGGTCCTCGGCCTGGCCGACCAGCGCAACGTCGGTGTGCCCGCCCATGTCACGGCGTCAGGTCGACGTTGAACACCCCGGTGGCGGCCCAGGTGATCGAGAAAGTACCGCCGACCGTCGAATAGTCGGCCCCGAAGTTGACCAGGCAGATCAGCTCGGTGGACAGCGTGCTGGCGTACCATACGTAGGCCCGCGCGTTCGTCAGTGTGGTGGTCGGCTGTGACACGTCGTCCGCGTCGAGCATCAGCGTCCCGGTGGGCGAGCAGGAGACCGTGGTGCCGGTCAGCGCCACCCCGCCCTGCGCCCAGCCGGTGCCGTACACCTCGTTGGCGGACAGGTCGTTCCACAGGTCGTGGGCATCGAAGTCGGGGGTGGCGCTGTTGGAGATCAGCGCGCCCTTGTACGTCTCCGCGCCCAGATCCAGCGCGATCGTGTTCTGCAGCGCGGCAGCGAACGTCGGATAGAACAGGCCGCTCTTGGTGACTGCCATCACTGCTCCTTCGGGCGGGCCTCAAGAACCACGGTTTCGGCGTTGATGGTGACGTCCTGCCGGTCGACCGTGCCGTGCTGGGTGACCGTGTGGCCGAGTTCGTCGGTGACCGCTTTCATGCGGCCCGACGTCTCATCGGTCCACTCCCGCACGCGGGGCTTACCCGGCAGCGGCCCGTTGATGAAGTTGATCGACCGCATCGCCGCCAGCTTCTCCTGCGACAGATAGGTCGGCACGTCACTTGCCGCCGATCATCCGGCGGCCTTGTCGCGCCTGGGCGCGGTGCGCTTCACCGGCGCCTCGCCGAACCGGGCGAGCTGCTCGTCGACCTGGGCGACCCGGTCGGTCAGCCCACGCATCACGTAGCCGGCGCGTTCCTCCTTCAGCGCCCGCACGTAGTCGGCACGCTGTGCTGCGGCATCGCTCATGATCAGCCTTTCTGGTGAATCGGGGGGGTGGACTGGCGGCGCCGCCGAGAGGTCGACGCCGCCAGTCCGGTCAAGGGCTAAAACGTCGGGGTGACGAGCCCGGTCCCGTTGACCTTCTGGCTGTGGGTGTAGCGGGCGAACGTGTACGCCAGGTAGGAGTACACGACGATGTCCACACCCAGGCTCTTGACGCTCGGGCCGGTCTCCGTGCGGATGAGCAGCGGAGCGTTCGCGTCCTCCCACAGGTGGCACTCGTTGGCCGAGACGAAGTAGATCTCGTCCTCGTTGGTGCCCGCGCCGAGGTTGGTCGCGATGTTGTTGTCCACGATCACCGGGGTGCCGTTGGGCAGCACACCGCGGTAGCCCGCGCCGTACCGCTCGCCGAAGTTCATGCCGGCGACGTTGAACGGCACCTGCGGCTGACCGATCAGCGGGAAGGTGGACGACAGTTGCGACTGCAGCCAGTACCAGCGCCGCGAGTGCATCACCACGAGGTTCGCGCCGGGGTCTTGGTTGACCAGCGCCGCCTCGACCGCTGCCACACCGGCCAGCAGCTTCGGGTACAGCTCGGCTGCGGTCGGGGTGCCGTCGGTGTAGGCGATCGCCGTCGCCACGTTGGTCAGACCGTTCGTGCCCTGGTTCAGCAGCGTCGAGTCGACCGCGGTGGCGTGCGAGGTGATGAGATCGGCGATGGTGACGTCCTCGACGCCGGTGCCGCGCTCGGCAGCCTGCCGGGTGATCGTCTGCGACCCGCCGACCGTCTGCACGTTGACCGTGAGCAGGGTGTCGTCGATGTCGGTCTCAGACACCGCGTTGCCCTGCGTCTGCACCGCAGCCGTGGTGGCCGTGGTGATCCGCGAGATGTTCACGGTCATGCCCGAAGCGGGCAGGTCGTGCTTGCGGCAGGCGTCGGCGAACGGCCGGGCGGCCTTCGCGTACGGCGCCACCATGTCGGTCAGGTACTGCGGGACCACCAGACCCGCGAAGGCGGTGGTGCCGGCGGCGCGCTGCGCGAGCTGGTCGCCGCGCTGCACGAGCTGGTCGCCGCGCTCCACCCGCTCCTCGGTCATGTGACGGCTGATCCGCTCGCGGGCCTCGAAGTCGTTGAAGCCATCGACGGTGCCGCGCACCACGTCCTGCAGGAACAGCTTGCCATTGGGGTCTGACTCGGGGCTGTAGGTGCGCTTCTCAGTGCCCACACGGGCCACCTCGTCGTACTTCGGGGCGCGCACCTCGGTCGGCACGATCTGCGTACGCAGCTCGGCGATCTCGGCGTCGCGGGCGTCTTCGGCACGGAGCTCGTCGAGCTTGGCCTGCGCCTCGCGCACCTGGGAGTCGAGCGCGTCGCGCTCGCCGGCCAGGGCTGCGACCATCTCACGGGTGACGGACTCGTCACCGCTCTCGATCTTGTCGCGGAGGTCGAGCAGAGCGGCCTGCTTCTCACCCCGCGCGGAGATCGCGGCGTCCAGGCTCTGCTGGGCGCGTGCGATCAGATCCTGCATGGTGACCATGTCAGGTTTCCTTTCGGTTGATGTGGGTGTGGGGTGACCGCAGGCGGGGTACGCAGGCCGCATATGCTGGCGTGGCCCTCTCGCGTGGGTCGGGTGTTCTACCGGACGGCGTGGATCACGGCTTCCAGGTAGGCCGCCACCGGCGCTGCAGACGACGGTGAGCGGAGATCGGCGGTCGTGTGGGGGTTGGCACCCCACCCGACGATGGCGACATCGCCGCGGTGAATGTCGACCTCGGTGATGCGGTACTCGGAGTAGTCCGGTGACCACTGCCCGGACACGATGCGGAACGCGAACGACATCTCGTCGATCAGTCCGGCCCTCAGCTTCGGCTCGATGTACTGCACGTCGAGGTCGCGGGCGTCCAGGTCGGCGTCGACGGTCAGCCCCGGCTCGGCCATCGACAGTCGCAGCGTGCCGGTCGTGGTGCGCGCGATACGGCGCATCTGGTCGTGCGCCAGCACCAGCGGAACGTCCAGGTCGGCGCGTGCAAGCGTCTCGTCGAAGGCGTCGTGGCTGACGACCTCGGAGTAGGGGCCGAATATGTCCCACATCTCGTAGGCGCGTTCGGTCGCGCTGGCCACGCCGGTGAACTGCAGCAGGCCACTGTCGTCGCCCTTGGCGCGAATCTCCACGGCGGTCAGCGGCGCCGGCATCGCCGAGCGGGAGGTCTCGTCGGGGGCGCAGCGGCGCTGCGTCGGGCGGTGGGTGATCTGCTCCACGCCACGGGAACGGGCCAGGGCGGCCTCGAACATGTCGGTCACGGGTTAACTCCTTGGGTCTGCGCACGGGTCGGGAACAGCCGCGCGAACTCCGCTTCCTGCTCAGGGGTCAGCGGCGGCAGGTTCTCCAGCGCGCGCGCCTCGCTGACGGTCATCCGGCGGGTGCCGATCGCCTTTGCCTGCAGGTCGGTGCGGCCCATCGGGTCCATCCGCAGCATCGCGTCGGTGTTGAACTTCACGACCTGGCCGCGCGGGGTGAGCCGGGCGGTGAACGTCCGCTCGCGGCGGGTGAACGCCGGGCCGAGGTTGTGGATCAGCAGCTGCAGGTTGCGCTGGGTGACGTTGGCGTAGGTGATCGACCCGGAGGTGGTCTCCACATCGACCGCGTCGCCGGGCACGCCGTAAAACCGGCACAGATCCTGCGCGCTGGCCTTGAGCATCTCGATGAACGCGCTCTCCGACGCCTTCGCGCCGAGCACGCTGTATTCCCAGTCGTTGCCGGTGACGAACACGTCGCCGGTGGCGACCGTCTCCACGAACTTCGCCTTCACCGCGCTGGCCTCGCCGGCGTTGAGGGTCTTGGCGTTGTTCTTCAGGTGCGCGGCGGGGATCGCGTTGCCGGAGAACCACGAGGCGGCGAACTCGGCCGCACCCAGTCCGCCGGACAGCGACAGCGCCGCGTAGGCGGTCGGGGACAGCCCCAGCGGTGAACCGGGAACGGTGAACTGCCGCTCGTGCCACAGATCAGCCTCTGCCACTTCTTCGCCGTCGACCAGCCAGGTAGTGACGCCGTTGATCCGGCGCACAGTCACCTTCGACGCCGACACCAGCTCGATGCGCGCCGGGTAGCCGAGCCGGTCGCGGGCGGTGATCAGCCCGAACATGTTGCCGCAGTCGTCGAGGTCGATCTGCGAGGAGTACATCCACTCGGACAGGTCGCTCTTGCCGTCAGGCGAGCGCAGCACCTCGGGGGTCTCGCGGGGCACCAGCAGCCCGCCGAACTCCCGGTACACGTCCAGCGGGGTGGTGCTGATCAGATCGGCGCGCAGCCTCAGGCAGGCCCACTTCACGCTCGACTGCATCGACGAGTCGCGGGTGACCTTCTTGGCGTTGGCCGGCAGCCTCGACGGGATCAGCGACGCCAGGCCCGTCAACTCGCGCCTGGTGAACAGCAGACTCATGCGCGACGCTCCAGCACCCAGGCGGCCAGCAGCGACACACCGCCGGCGGCGGCCAGCGCCCCGCCAATGCCGAGCAGAACCACCAGGGCAGCGGCCAGCAGTCCGATCCCGACGATCTCCAGCGCAGTCGTGATCACGGTGCGCCTCCTCACAGGATCGAAGCCATCACGTCGTAGTCGACGACGTCGTCTTTGTGCTGGGACCACAGCGCCAGCGCGCCGGTCGCGGCCACCAGCGGAGCGGCATCCACGTCGACGTCGAGCCGTTCCCAGCTCCAGCCGTCCACCACCCGGTGCTTCTTGGAGGCGATCAGTGCCGCCGTCAGCCGCGGGTCGTCGCGGTGGGTCAGGTTGCCAGTCATCACCGCGTCGTAGAACGCGCCGCACTGCCCGGCGAACTCACCCGTTCCGACCTTGTGGAACGGGACGCCCGCGTCGTCGCAGGCACGGATCAGATCCGGTAGCAGCGATGCCACCGGCCCGGCCGAGCGTGTGCCAACGGCCAGCACCTGATGGTCAGCCAGCATCCGGGTGATCTTGTCGACCACCCAGGCGGTGCCGTCCTCGTCAGGGGTGGCCACCAGTTCGAGCTGCGGGGTGCCGGCGGCGTCGCCGCACACCGCGATCACACTCTCGGCACGGTCCAAGGTCACATCCACGAACAGGCTGACCGGCCCGTCGATCGTGTTGGCTGCCACCCGCGACGCCCACAGTCCGGCTGGGATCACCGCCGGGGAACGGCGTGCGACCCGCTGGCACAGCACCTCGGTGCGGAACACCCACTCCGGGTCGGTCGCCCTGGCGCTGGCGATGGCGTCCTCGCTGATCGTGAAGCCCAGCGACGGGTTGGCCTGCGCCCACGCTTCACGGTCGTCGGGGTCGCAACCCTCCGGCGCCGACCACTCGAACAGCCCCACGCTCGGGTCGCCGTCACCGTCGACCGTCTCCAGGCCGAGTTCCCGCAGATGGTTCAGCACCACACTGGCGTCGTCGCCGGCGTTGGACAGCGCCACGATCTGCGGCTTCGGCCGGGCCATCGTCGTCTTCGTGACCGCCGCCCACGCCTCCCACGACTGATGTTCGCGGATCTCGTCCAGCAGCACCAAATCACCCGACAGGCCACGCCCGCCACGACGAGACGCCGCCGCCACCTTGTAGCGCTCCCCCGAGGTCAGCCGCAGCGCCTTCTTGCCGTTGGTGCGGTCCACCGCGGCGATCTCCGCGGCCAGGTCCGGGCAGCCCTCGGCCATGTCGACGGCGCCGGTCCAGACCTCCTCGGCAACGTCCAGGTTCTGCGCGGTGCCGATCACCAGACCGGCCCGGTCCACGAACATCCGCCACAGGCTCAGCACCTGCGCGAACGTGGACTTGCCGTTCTGCCGTGCCACCTGGATGATCACGGTGCGGAACCGGAACGTGCCGTCGTCGGCCAGTTCCAGCATGTGCTCGAACAGCCACCGCTGCCACGGGATCAACGTCACCCCGAGCACGTCGTGGGCGAACGTGACCGCCTCGAAACCGGCCGACGTCACGGGGGTCAAGTCCCGCAGAGGGGGGGTCCACAGCCGCGGCGTGGTGCTGCCGGGGGTCACGACGAACGCAACGCCCGGATCTCAGCCAGCCGGGACTTGGTCTGCCGCTCCGCACCCAACGCCTTACGGTCTGCGGGGGTGCCACCCAGGGACCGCAGCGTGTTGAGCAGTTGCGGGCCCACCCAGCCGATCATCTTCGCGGCATGCGCCTCGTCGCCAGCGCTCGCGGCCTGCTCGATCTGCTTGGCGTAGCGAATCGCCAAGTCAACCGCGGCCTGGTCGGACTCGGAAAGCCAGTGCATCGCCTTGACGGACTTCCGCACACTCGTGACGAGGTTTGGGGACGCCATGACGACTCCTCGCAAACGGGGTGGGGGCCTTCGGGGGGAGATTCTTGGCAGC